TCACTTCAAAAACAACTTCGAGCAATAGCCCTTTTTGCCCGCCGCCACGCCAAACAGCCAGACGGTGGAGCCCACCACGTTATAAAACCCATAGCAGCGGAAGGTTGCCCCCTGGGGCAGCGTGGTAAGGACAGGAAAGTCCGTACCGGCGCCGGTCCGCATATTCAGGTCGGCGGTGGTTTTGTACGCCTTGTTAAAGGCCGTGCTTTTGCGCTGGGCCACCTGCAGCGTCTGGACGGCGGGCTTTGTAGTTCCTTCCAACCACGCGACGATGCAATCGGCCTCGGCCTTTGCCAGCTTCTTCAGGTTGGCGTCATTCATCAGCCATGCCGCCGCCTTGGGGTTGGTGTGGAAGCTATGCTCCAGGATCACGCCCGGCACTTTAACCTGTCTGGCACCTTCCAAAAACCCGTAATACTCATCGTCCCGGATGCCGTTGCCGTCCCGGTCAGAGCTGGATGCCTTGGTCATGGTGCGGGCGCTTTGGACCGTTCCCATAACGTTCTGAACCACTTTGGCAAGCGCCAGACCGATTTCCTCGGAACGCTCGTCCAGGTCGGTTCGGGCATTATCCCGGAATACCAGTCCCGCAGGATAGTCTACGCTTTTCTGGCTTGCCCCGTTGGAATGCATCGAAACGGCCAGATCACAGCCCTTGGCCTTTTTGCCGCGGGAGATCAGCGCAAGGTCGCTTTTCTGATTGCTACGGGTCTTAATGACCGTAATACCCCGGGCGGTCAGCTCCTGGGCCAGCAGCTCTGTGAGCTTCCACATCCGGACGCTCTCATAATAGCCCTTGACCGCGCCTGCGTTATAGTTGCCGTAATGCCCCGCATCGAGGCACACCTTAAAGGTTTTGCTCATGGGTTTCTCCTCCTTGGTTTCCGGCTCCAGCCAGATTGCGATTGCGTTATAAGGCGTCCGGGTGCTGATATGCACCCAACTGCCCAGCCAGTACAGCGCACGACTGCCGCCGCCGTCCAGGTTGCACAGGCTTTCAAATCCGGCCTGTACGCCCTGAACCGCCATCTGCTCGATGTTGACGCCGTTGGCAGTAAAAACGGCGTATCTGCCGTCCTTCAGCTGTCCAAAGGCAATGCGGGAAAGCTTCTGGTCAAACACATACCCGTCCGCCCAGGGCTTGTCCACCGCCTTGCCCTGCTGGACGATGCCGTAATAGCCGGTGACATAATCCTTCCACGCCTTGGCCCACGGCCCGCCGAAGCCCACAGAGGCCCCGTCGGCGGTGCCAAAGCCAAAGCCTCCCCCGGCATTGTTCACCATCTTTCCATCCTCGATGATGGTGCCGATGGGCTTGCCGTTCGTCTGATACAGGGAGCAATTCAGCACAATATCCGGCTTGTCCGTTTGCTTATCCAGCCACGTTTTCAGCGGCATTCCCGGGCGAAAGATTTCAAACCGCTTGATCTTCCGGGGAAGAATATAGCTGCTCATTCCTCGACCTCATAGGTCTGGGAAAAGCCGTAGTTAAACTCCGAAACCGCGCTCTCGATCAGCATGGAAAGCTCCAGATCGGTAATGGGGATGCCCTTTTCGTTGAGCATTTCCACCGCGCTTGCCTTGGCCTTTTCCAGCTTTTCCGGGCCGCCCAGATCGTGATACAGCTGCTCCACCGCCTTGACGCAGGTGCGCACCACAGACTGTTTGGTTTTGTCATTGATATATTTCTCATACAGCCGCTTCAGCTGATTGCCCGCAAAGGCCGCAGCCGCAGCCAGCAGAGAAACGATTGCCGGCAGCACATAGGCGCCGAAGATTTCTTCTTTACTCATGCTTTTCGCTCCTTTCGGTGCCCGATTTGGGCACGTTTTTTATTTGGTTAGAAGGTTCCACAGAGCCGCCACCGCCGCGGCGATCAGTCCGGTGATCACCTTATCCCACCAGTTTCCCGGGCGGTGCTCAATGTCATCGATGCGTTTTTCGTGATCGGTGAGTTTTTCCTCGTGGTTTTTGATGATCTGGGCGTTCTGGACGGTGCAGGTGGACAGCTTTTCAATCAGGGGATCCAGCTTGTCCAACCGTTCCTTGTCCCGGCGAAAACGCTCCTCTTCAATTTTGCGCCGCTCAGCGCACAGCTGCTCGGAAACTGGATTGTCATTCATGGCCGTCACGTCCTTTCAAAAAATCAGATGTTCCACCCACCCCGGTTTCCCGGGGCAGGTGGGCTGGAGGGTATCATTTGGAATAGTAGAGACCGGCGCCGTCGTTACTACAAACTACCCAGATACCGTCCGCATAAGCCGCTGTCCGGAAACTGCCACTCGTGATGTTACTCTGTGTCCAGTTCTGACCATCAGCAGAGTAGTAGAGACCGCCGCTGTTACTACAAACTACCCAGATATCGTCTGCATAAGTCACTTCTCGGAAACTGCCACTCGTGATGTTACTCTGTGTCCAGTTCTGACCATCAGCAGAATAGTAGAGACCGCCGTTGGCGTTACTACAAACTACCCAGATACCGTCTGCATAAGTCGTTGCCCAGAACTTATCGCTCGTGATGTTACTCTGCGTCCAGTTCTGACCATCAGCAGAGTAGTAGAGACCGTTGCTGCTGCCGTTACACGCTACCCAGATACCGTCTGCATAAGTCGTTGCCCAGAAGTTATCGCTCGTGATGTTACTCTGCGTCCAGTTCTGGCCATCAGCAGAGTAGTAGAGACCGTTGTTGCTGTTGGTGCTGCAAACTACCCAGATACCGTCCGCATAAGTCGCTGCTCGGAAACCGCCACTCGTGATGTTACTCTGCGTCCAGTTCTGACCATCGGTAGAGTAGTAAAGGCCGTAGTTGGTGCTACACGCCACCCAGATGCCGTTCGCATAAGTCGCCGTATAAAACATATTGTTTTTGATGTTACTCTGTGTCCAGTTCTGACCATCGGTAGAGTAGTAAAGGCCGTAGTTGGTGCCGCAGCAAGCCACCCAGATACCGTCCGCATAAGTCGCAGACTGGAAACTGCCCCTCGTGATGTTACTCTGTGTCCAGTTCTGGCCATTAGCAGAGTAGTAGAGACCGTTGTTGTTGCCGTTACACGCTACCCAGATACCGTCTGCATAAGTCGTTGCCCAGAACTTATCGCTCGTGATGTTACTCTGCGTCCACACCTTGCCGACATCTTCGCTTTTCATGAATACCGCATAGCAGTCGGTGTCACCCATGATGCTGGTAGGTTCAGGTTTCCAGCCTTGGAACGGGTTGCCGCTTTCATCCGCAGGTTCATCTCCCGTATAGGTCGCACTGCCGCCATAAGGCACATTGTTCACAGTCTGAAGCAATGTCGAACCGTTGTAGAAACGCACGGTATACTTCCGCACGGTTGCGGTAAAGGCTGCATACAGGCTTCGGTCTGCCGTGACATTCTTCATGGCATCGGGGTCAACCGCACCGCCGATGGTTCTGCTCCATCCGGCAAAGGTGTAGGTATACTGCGCCGTGCTGCTCTTGGTAGGCGTAGAGCCAGTGTACGCACCGTCAGCCCCGTCCGTGCACTCCACGATCTGGAGGACAGAGGAACCGTCCTCGTTATAGAAGTACAGATAGGAGGGCTGATAGACCACCTTGATATCAGGGTAGCGGCTCTGCATCTCGGCAAGCTGTGCGCCCGTGATGCTGTTCACTCGGACAGTGCCGGACATCTGCGCTTTATCCGTGTTGTTTCCGTTCTCATCAAGGCCACGCATGGTGTCCAGGCGGTCATAGAAGGTCAGGATGTCAGCAGCAGAGTTGAAAGTCCAGTCAAAGCCGATCAGACGGACACGGGAGTTGGCAGGAACAGCCGAGAAGATCTCCCGGTCGGGGACGAGGTCGGCCACGTTCTCCAGCCGAAGGGTCTCGATTTGGCTGTAGGAGGGCAGGATGAACTCGGTGAGGGCCTGCTGCTCCAGCAGGGTCAGGTTGGTGACGGTACCCGGCAGATGCAGCTTCTTCAGGCTGCCGCCTCGGGGCAGCTTCACGCCGGCGGTGGCGGTGCCGGTCAGATAGACCTCCTCGATGTTGGTACAGCCGGACAGATCTACCGAAGCGGTCAGCGCCGCGCAGTTGCGGGCATCGAACAGCTGCAGCAGGGGGTTGGTGCCAGCGGTGACGGAGACCAGGTGGTTGTTGACATAGCCCTCTGCTTCGTCGCCCACCTTCAGATAGGTCAGGTGAGATGCCTTGGCGATGTTGATGGTCTCCAGCTGCAGGGGGCTCAGATCGCCCAGGCTGGTGATCATGTCGGCGTCATTGATACCGATGACGGCGTCCTCTGCGCCGCTGGCTGCCCAAGGGAACTCCTGCGCCACGCCGCGGAACATCCGGAAGCAGGCGTCAGCGTCGTTGTAGTAGACATGGCCGTACATATTGACGTAAGAGGTCATGGTGATATTGCCCTGGGCATGCGCGCGAAGGGTGATCTGGGTCTCCTTGGAGGTGCCGGTCTCGAACAGGGAGTCCATGTAGCGGAAGCGGTTATACAGCCACCACTTGCGGTGCTGCTCCTTCTTGCCCTTCTGCATGGGCAGATAAACGGTGGCGCCCTCTACCTCCAGGGGTTCCACGCCCTTCTTCTCGGCATCTTCGTTGAAGATGGCCTCGGGCCACTTGTCCTGGTGGGCCTCGAACATACCGTCCACCACGTCATAGCTCAGCAGCGGCTTTCCGCTGCCATCGGTGCGGAGGGTGGTTCGCAGCTCCTGGTACAGGGCCTCGATCTCGGTCCAGTGGGTCTTGCGGATGTTGCTCCACAGGACGCTGCCCTGGCCGTTGAATACCGGCTCGCCGCCGGCCGTCTGGTCGATGTCCTCCATCCAGTATTCCAGAGAGAGGTCGCCCTGGTTGTCGGTACCCAGAGAGGAGTCGGCGTCATAGAACAGTACCAGCCACTTGCCCGCATCCGCGAACCGGGTGGGGAAGGCGTTCTTCTCACGCTGATCCATACACAGGAAGACCAGCGTGAACAGGTAGTAGAAGAGCAGTGCGTCCACGTCGGCCCAGTCGGCCAGCTCGCCGGCAAACTTGGCCAGACGGTATTCGGCAGTGTCGGCGGTGTATTCCACCTCGTCATAGGTGACGGCTGCGGCCAGCGCCTCGCCGGTGGCCTGGTTGGGATCGGTGGAGCATACCCATGCGGCAAACTGGGCAAAGCGGGAAATGTCGGTGTTCTTATCGGGGTATCGGGCCTCGACCTCGGTCTGCCAGCTGTCGTCGTAGTAGTCGGCGCTCTTGAAGCCCACCCGGTCGGTGCCGTTCTCGCGGATCTCCCAGCTTTCGTCGCCGGAAGAGAAGCCGAAGACCTCCTCGGTGCCCTTGTCGTGGTTGAAGTTGTACTTGCCGGCGAACTTGGGGCCGTCGCCGCTGTCCCAGAAGATAACGATGGGATAGCCGTCGATGGTCTGACGCACCCGGGGGTCGGCCTCCATGGGCGGCGTAGCCACCGGGCAGAGCTCGTTGTAGAGCTTGGCCAGCACCACGTTGTTGGCGCCCTCCGAGCTGGCCACATCGGCCTTGAAGGTGTAGGTGTCGGTGGGAACGGCGGCGCCCAGCTGGTAGAACTCTACCGTGCTGCCGCTGGTGAGGATGAAGCCACCCTTGAACTTGATCTTGAAATTCTTGATGTAATAATACTGGGAAGAGGTACCCTGCACATCGATCTCAGCATTTTCAAAGCGGAAGCTGCGCTCAGGGTGGACGGGATCCACATAGTAGCCCGAGCAGGTTTTCTTGTCGCCCTTGAAGGCCGGCAGAACCGGGCAGGCCAGCACCAGATAAGGAAGATCCTTGGGCAGGTTCTCCTTGACAATCTGTCCGTACTCGTCATAAATACGGTTGCGCTGCCAACGGGCGTTTTTCTCCGAGCCCAGCTGGGTATCGGCGATCCAGTTGTCCAACACCTGATACCGGATCAGATCGTTGTCATAGACGCGGATGTTGTACAGGTCGATGGTGCAGTCGCCGGAGCCGATGGAGATATCCACCGCGCTGCCCTGGGAGAAGTCGTCGTCCTCCGGGTACTGGATCATATCGGCGATGCTGCCGTTGATATAGCAGCGGATCAGGCGGTTGCCGCTCTTCTTTTCCACCACGAAGGTCAGGCGGATGTGCTCATTCTCCTTGTACCGGGTGCCGGTGCGGCACTCCTGAGAGGTGAGATAGGCCTGCTGCGCCGTGATCTCCAGACCACGGCCGCCCGACTTGCAGCTGAGCAGCACGGCGTCATAGTTCAGAACATTACGGCTGGCAAACTCGATCTCGATGGTCTTGCCGGTGGTGCGGAAGTCCTGGGCAAAGATCTTGTAGGGGATGGTCAGTCTGGCGTCGCCGGAGATCCGCAGGGCGGTGATTCCCTCGGCGTCGGTGATCCAGCCGTCAGAAACAAAGTTGAAGTTCTCAAAGGTGGCTGCCACATCTCCGCTGACCCAGGTTGCCGGCTGGGCTTCGTTGTTGGATCTGCCGTAGCTGGAAAGGAACAGAGCCAGGTTCTGGGTCTCGGCTTCCACGTCGATCTGGCTTTCGGCAATGGTCAGTTCCAGGATCTTGGTGACGCTGCCGCAGGTGATGGACAGGCTCAGCGGGCCGGCGCTGTCCGCGCGGTAGGTCCAGGTCTGGGTGGTGCGGTCCACCGTCTGCTCGCTCACCGTGACGCCGTTGGCTGCCAGAATAACGTCGGCCGTCAGACTGCTGGGCACATACGCCCGCCAGGGAATGACGATGCTGCTGAACTGCTCGGCCTCGGTCTGATAAAAGTCAGCGGCGATGATCGGATCGGTCTCGCCCTCCTCCAGACAGGTCAGAGCGTGGCGCAGATGATTGCTCGGCACGGTCACGCCGTCGACCTCGGCTTCAAACCACACTTCCAGCGTATGGCTGCCGTGGCTCTGTGCCGGGATAGCTTGTGTCTGCTGTCTGCCGCTGGCCGTGACGGTTGCGGTAGGCAGTTCCGTGTCATCCACCTTGAAATGCACGGTCTTGGTCGCCGCGCCGGTGGGGACATAGGGATAGTCAAATGTGCCCGAATAGGGCACCGTGTTATCAAAGGGAGAACTGAGGGACAAGGCCACCACCGTGATGTTGAGGTTCACCGTCCGGCTATTGCCGTAGGTGTCGGTAATGTTGCACTTGACGGCGTTGCTGCCGGCAGAGAGCATGGAGCCGATGTCCATGCTGACCTCGCCCTGTTCGGCCGCGGCCAGATATTTCTGTGTGCCGTTGACCGTGATCTTCAGCACGCCGGGGCCGGTGGAAAGCTCGTCCTCCAGACTGCTCCATTCCAGGGTGATCTGGCAGCTGGCGCCGCTGGCGACGGTCTTGTAGATCCATCCGGAGGTGTTCTTCAGGGTCAGCACCGCGTTGTTGCTGCTGCCGGAGCCGGACCCACCGCCCTGGGTGATGACCGTGATGCCGTCCGAGATGCGCTCGCCACCCGATGTCAGGTAAAGCTTGCCTTCGTCGGCATCAAACTCCAGATTGTCACCCTTGCCGGAGATCAGGGAAAGGAACATAGCCGGATCCACGCTGGCAGCCGCCAGCGCCGCCTCGGCGGCCGCTGTCTGAGCGTCTTTTGCGGCGGTTACGGCCTGGGAAGAGATAGCCGCCACAAATGCCTTGAAAACGGAGCCTTTGACGGTGTAGGTGTTATCGCCGGAGCCAATCAGAACGAGATCGTCGTCCTGAACGTCAGGGAGGCTGGGATAATCACTGATTTTCCTGAACACCATGCTCATCGGTCTTCGCCTCCTTTCTGGTTTCTGTCATCAGCGCCTGCTTTACCCGGCCGATACAGCGGTCACAGGTCATGCCCTGCTGCCACTGCACGGTACCCTGCAGCACAAGCATACCCAACGCCGCCTGTGCCTGATTAAGCAAGGCAATCATTTCGTTTCGTTCCATAAGATTCCTCCAGTTTTTTTACGCGGATCTTCACTTTCTGCACCTGTTCCACGATCAGCGGGATAAACTCGCTGTATCGCAAGGCATAGACCGGGTTGCCGTCCATGTCCACGTCGGCCACATAGCCGCCGAAGTCCTTTGTGGGAATGCCGTGCTTGTCCAGGTTATCCCGGACATCCTGAGACACAAAACCGTTGTGCCGCCGCCCGGAGGTGCCGTTTACCATCTGATAGGAACCGGGGAGCAAATCGTCGAAAAAACCATCGAACCGGTCCAGACCGTAGGTGATGTTTTTCTTTTTCCTGCGGTCAGAGGTTTCGCACATTCCGTTGGTGCTCCACACCGCCGACCAGGGAAAGTTTGCGTTGCCGCAAAGATAATCGTCGGGAGAGTTGGGGAACATATTGCCGCCGATCCACACATGGTCGGAAAGTTCAATGCCAACATTACCGTTGGTGATCGCCGTTGCATCTTCCTCCACATGGACATGAGCATCGCCGGAACCCAAATAGGCCGCGCCGTTGTAGGCCTCCATGCGCAGAGCGCCATAGCTCCAAAGCTCGATAGCGTATGTGCTGGTGCTTGCGCCGGTAATATCCATGCCGCCCGCTTCTCTTTCGGCAGCGGTCAGCAATGTGACCTCGCCGCCGATCAGAGAGGAAGCCATGACCGTACCGATTTTCAGCATACGGCCGTCCATGTAAGCCCCGCCGTTATACCGCCAACTGTCAACCGTGTCGGCGGCATCCTCGGCCGCTGCCAACGCATCGTCGGCATAGCCCAGGGCTGTATCGATATCAGCCTGCACATCTTCATAATCGGTCAGGTCCGTAAAGGCGATCCGGCCGGATATGTCGATGTTGATGTTGTCCACGTTCAGCGTGCTGGTGTCGATCATGCTGCCCGCAATCAGCGTAGTTCCGTTGGGGCCGCTGACGGTAAAACCCTCCACCGTCAGAGCCAGGGCGGCATATTCGCCCTCCAGACCCTGCACCTCGGAAGAGAGGCCGTCCACATCCAACTGCAGTTCGGTGTAGCGTCCGTCGGCCGCCTGGACCTCCATGCGGATCTCCTCGGTGGTCTTATGGATGGCGCTGTAAGCTTGGGCCAGCTGTCGCTCCTTCCGTGTACCGCTCTGGCCATAGGGATATTCGTGGTTGATCTCGCTGTCGATGGGCGCCGCGATCTCGGCAGTCATGCCCTTGCCGATGATGTAACGGATCTCGCCCAGGATGGTGCTGCTGCCGTTGACCGTGATGCTGTCGCCCAGCTCCAGGGCCGGATCGATCAGCACCTGCCCGGCCTCCAGGGGGAGATAGGTGACGCCCTGCAGCTGTGCCAGCAGCGCCGCGCACATCTCGTCAGTAGCATAGGCGCAGTCACCGGTGATCTCATAGCCGGAGTCGTCGCCGGCTGTGCGTTTGGTGCCGTCATCGGGATAAAGGGTCACACGGGAGATGGTCACCATGCCGCCCTCCAGAATGCTGCAGCTGCCGCAGGGCGTGTCAGCCGGCAGGGAAGGGGAGCCCAGCCGAACAAGTCTCAGCTGGCCGGCAGGGGAGATGCACCAGCTGCCGCCGCTGGCGGCGCCGATACCGCCCAAGACCTCTCTGAGGGTATAGATCTCGGCAGGATAGTCGATATCGTAATCGGCGATAGCGCTGCGCGGATCCACCTCCACGCCCATCTCTCCGGCGATGAATGCCACCGCGTCGGCCATGGGCATAGGGTACTGGCCCTCGTTGTCCAGATAGAGCTGTTCAGCCTTCAGCATGGCGTCGAAGCCGGTGATGGTCATCCAGCCAAAGGCGTCTGTCTTTCGGGTATCCAGAAAGAATACGCCGAAAGGAAGCCAGTCTCCGGCTTCCTCTGCTTGCGATACCAGCGGGACGTCCTCGTGGTCGGTTAAAACCGCGCCGTCTTCGCCGGTGATGAAAATCGTGTCCTTGCCGTTGGAGACCTGAACAAAGCAGCGGATCTCCGCCATGGTGGGGATGGTCCCCTTGGGACGGAAGGTCATTTCGATGGTGCCGCATCCGGCGTTGCCAAGACTCAAGGTCTCCATCAGCGCCAGATGGATGCTGCCGCTGTCGATCTCCATGTCGGCATAGGTATAGGTCTCTCCGGCGATCTCCATCTTGAAATTGGTGATATGCTGGCCCGCAAGGATGCCGGCCCAGTTTTCGCTCACTGTCTGCATACCGTCACCTCAATTCTCGATGAAGGTCAGCACAAAGCTGTCATACCGCTCCTTGCCCTGGTCGATGAGGGCCAGCGCAAGGGGGATGTTCTCCACCCGCATATACTGGGTGACCTCGCCCAGATGGGGGTTGTAGTAATGTACTTTGATACCGGACGCCTTCAGCTGATCACAGAGGATCCTGCAGCCGTCCCGGTCCAGTGGATTGAACCGCACCCGGATCTGCGATCGCCACCGGGCGATGACATTGTGGTCCACGCCGTCCATGGTGGTCACCTGGGAAGCGTAAACCGGGATCAGATCGGCCTCGATGCCGGTCTTGTGCACATACCGGGAAAAGTCCCGGTCATTTAAATCAAAAGGCTTTCTCATGGTGCATACCTCATGCTGTGACCAGCTTGTTGCCGTAGGTCTTGGCCTTGCGCCTCTGGATCCGGGTGGTGCTGCGAGATACCACCTCACCGTCCAGAGTGGTGTTCAGGTTGATGACGATGTCACCCTCCTGACCGCCCGCCATGGCGGCCGCCGTCTGCAGACTGGAGCTGAGCTCGGCTGCCGTGATGCCCGTTCTGGGCGTCTTCAGGCTGGTGTTGAGGCTGGCCATGACCTCGAAGTTGCTGGGGATAGCCTTGGCCATTTTACCCTGCAGGTGCGCCATTTCGTCCTCGAAACCGCCCACCGTGCCGGTGGCCAGGTGCTTGCCGATCTCGTCCCGCATAAGGGTCGAGGGGCTTTTGATCCCGAAGAAATCCTTCAGCTTGTTCACTACGTTCTGACCGAAGCCCTTGATCTTCTGACCGATCCAGGCGCCCATGTTGGAAATTCCGTTCCACAGTCCGCGCACCAACTCCTGGCCGATGCTGGCCATCTGAGTCAGTCCCCGGCGCAGGGCAGCGGTGATTGTGGAGATCAGCTGGGGCACCTTGGCGGCCAGCTGCGGCGCTGCTTTGACCAGGCCGGTGGCCAGACCGATGGTCAGCTGCATAGCGGCCTCAACCAGTACATCCAGATTGTTCAGCAGGGCATCGACGATGGTGAGAATCAGATCGACCACCACGGGTACCAGCTCGGGCATCTGGGCAGCAATTCCATCGATGAGCGACTCCAGCAAAACGGCACCCATGTCGATAATCTCGGGAAGATGCTCGACGATGACCGATACCAGCAGCTGCAGCGCCTCTTCAGCCAGCGGGCCCAGCGCCTCCAGCTGTATCTGAAAATTCTGCAGGCCCTGCTCGATGGCTGCCATGCCTTCCTCTACATTGCCCTGCATCACCAGGGTCATGCCGTCCATGATCTCGGTGATCGAAGGCAGAAATTCGCCGGCCAGATTGTTCTTCAGTCCGTCAAAGGATGCCTGAAGCCGTGTGAGGCTGTCCTGGAAGGCAGCGCTGGCCGCCACGGCCTGGTTGGACATCACGCCGCCCAGATCCTCGATCTCCTGTTTTGCCGCCTGAATGGCCTCTGAACCGCCGTTGAGCATAGGGGCCAGTGCGATATAGTTCTCACCGAAGATCTGGCTGGCCAGAGCGTTCCGTTGGGTAACGTCCTCCATGTCGGCCAGAGCGGCGATCACCTGGTTAAAGGCCTCGCCGCTGTCCTCGATCTCGGTGATGTTGATGCCCAGTGCGTCATAGGCTGCCGTGGCATCGTTGGCAGCGTCCCGGGCGCTGGTCAGACCGGAGACGAACTTGCTGAACAGCTTGTCTGGTTCGGTGCTTTCCAGATCGTTGGCCGAAATGCCCAGCGCCTCCAACGCTTCATAAGCGTCCCACATTTTCTCGCCGCCGTTGGCGATCTCCTGGGTCCACTCGTTAAAGACCTCCTGCAGCTCATCCATGTAAAAGGCGCCGCCGCCCAGCTCCTCCAGGTCATAGCCCAGACGGGCCACCACGTCGGTGACCTCGCCGTAGCCCTGCTTGGCCTGGGCAAAGAAAGTCTGCTGGGTTTTGGCAAGGTCTTCCACCTTGCTCTCATCCATGCCGCTCAGACCGGCGGCATAGACCCATTTCTGGTACTCCTCAGCGCTCAGGCCAACGCGCTGGGATGTCTTGTCGATGGTGTCGCCCAGCTCGGCTGCTGCCATGACAGACTCCTTTGCACTGGTGGCGATGGAGCCCACCGCGCTGGCCAGCGCCTTGACGCCGCTGATAATGGCCTCACTGGCCAGATTGGCCTTCAGAACATCGCCAAAGGAGCGGGTATCGTCCTCTGCCTGCTTGACCTCTTTTCCGAACTCGTCGATGGAGGTCGCGCAGCCGTCGGCAGACTTCCGGGCTTCGTCCAGATGCTTGTCGTTGTCCTCCAGCTGCCGTGTCAGGTTGGCCACGGCAGTCTTCGCTGCATTCAGCGACTGCTTATAGCCGTCGGTGCGCTCGTCCTGCTCGCCATAGGCCTCGGCAGCCTGCTTGACGGCCTCCTCCAGAGCCCGCATCTTTTCCACCTGCTGCTCCAGTTGCTCCTGGAGGATCTTATCCTTGGCGGTCAGCGCCTCCAGACTGTTGGCCTGGCCCTTGAACTCGGCGGTCACCACAGACATCTCCGATTTCAGGGTCTTCAGGTGGGAATTGACGTCGCCCAGCTGTTTTTTGAACTCAGCTTCGCCCTCGACGCTGAGCTTGGTGGAAATCACTCTTGTTGCCATTCGTCCACCTCCTTCCGTTTCATTCCCCGACGCTCCTGCTCCAATTCCACCAGATCAGTCACCTGGCCGATGGTAAGCAGAAAGCCCTCCCGGGCGGAGAGCGTCAGAAATTGTGTCACGATTTGCAAAAACTTGGTACGGGTCAGCCGTTCGCCGTTTTTTTTTCAAGCTCCATCAGACCGGTGTCGATTTCCTCGTCCTCGTCGTGCTCCCGGGCAAAGCCCAGCCGCACGGCATTTTCGATGGCGGCCTTGGCTGCGATCAGGTCCAGCGGCTTGAGCATGGTGCGGAACCACTCCACACTGCCCATATATCCCCGGTCATACTTCAGGTACCGGCGGACAAGCTCGCCCTGCTCGGCAAACTTGGCCAGCATCCAGCAGGTGTTTTCAAAGGCCTGCTTGTCATTTCCCTGAATGGGGTCGGTGACAAAGCCCTCAGAGCCGAACTTCTCATAACAGTCAAACAGCGCGGCACTGTTCATGCAAAGGTGGAAGGTCTTGCCTCCCACGGTAAACTCTACTGTTTTCAAGGTCACACCTCATTTCACAAACTGGCGGGGAAGCTCCCCGCCAGTCTTAGGATCAGGAGGCAGCAGCTGCAGCCTCTTTGATTTTTGCGTCCACCCAGGCCTTTGCTTCGTCGGCGGTGTCAAACAGCTTAGATTTGACCTTCCACTTGCCCTTCTTGCAAGTGGTGCCTACAAAGTGCAGCTTGCCGCCGGCCAGAGTGATGCTTTCGCCCTTGGTGGTGAACTCCTCACCCTGGACAGAAGCCTTCAGCTTGGGGTAGTAGATACCCTGGAAGTGCTTATTGCCGGACTTCATCATCTTGGAGATGAAGAAGCCCAGACCGCCATAAGGGGCCACATCGTCGCCGCCGAACTCCAGATCCTGTTCGTCGCCAGCGATGATGGTGGCACCGGTGACGGCAGAGGCCACTTCGTTGAGGATCTCGGTGACTTCCACGTCCAGGGTGTATTCCTTGAACTCTGCGACGTAAGCGTCCAGCTCATCGTCACCATAGATCTTGGCCTCGTTGTTGGTGGGGGCGTCGGTGACCTTCTGCAGAGCGCCCAGGTTGATGGGCGCACCGTAGGAAGGGTACTTTGCCTCGTCTTCGTCGGGCGTAGTCGCCGCAAAGGGCGCCCACTGAATGTATCTCGCGCCATAGGTTGCCATAGGCAATTCCTCCTTACAGATTTTTGGATTTCAGCCAGCGGTCATAGACCTGAAGGGCGGCCTGCTCTGCTTGCTCGGCCGTGGCCTCCACCGCTTCCCGCATAAACGGTCTGGCTCTGACTTTCTTGGTGCCGTATTCGCCGATAAAGGCGATCTCGGTGTTGCGGGTGTCCTTTTGACCGCGCCGGCGCTTGCCCTGGGGCGTTACATAGAGCGCCCGGCCGGTCTTGGTCTTCTTGGGCTTTCCGGGCTTGATGCTGTCGATCATCAGGCCGGTGTCCTTTAGGCCATAGGCCTGCGCCCTGGCCCGCATCACCGGCACCACAACGGCCGCCTGGGCCTGCAGCATTTCATCCTTGACGTCGTCAGGGATCTCGGCGATCTCCTTCATGGAAAGCTCCAGACTGTCAAGGCCGCTGAAGCTGATCTCAGGCATCGTCAACACCCTCCGCCCATTCGCATTCAAAGACATAGTGCTGACAGGTACCGTCTCCGGCGGGAGTGACTTCCGGCCAGGTCAGGCCGGCGCCATGCAATGCCCGGCAGAGCTGCTTTCTCTTTGCCAGCGGGTTTGCGCTCAGGGGCAAAAACCAGTGCAGCGACACCAGATAACGCAGTGCCTCCGGCCCGTCGTCCCCGAAGTGGATGCCGATGGTGGAATAGTCAAAGGTGCAGTATTCCTGGCTCTCTCCGTCATACAGGTCCGGTACACAAACCGGGACGATGGGGCTCACTGCCCCGATGATGATCTCGTTGATGCTCATACCGTGGCCTCCGTTGTCATCTGGCCGCACCACAGCTCTACCCACTGCCGGCCGCCGCCGTAATCGTTGATGTACTCGATCTGGTAGATCTCACTGTCGCACCTCACCAGCATTTTCCGGTCCAGTGGGGCAGGGGACCACCGGATAAAGAAGCGGACCTTCACCTGGCTCATGTCGGCGTTGTTCTTCACCAGCTCAGAGCCGCTGGCCTGGGAGATCTGCGCCCAGCATCGGCGGACCACCGTGTCGGTAAAGGTCGGATAGCCGTCTGCATCACGGGTGCTGTCCCGGCGGATGATCTGGATCAGCCTGTCCATCTTGCCAACGTTCACACGCACGCTGCAGCCCTCCTTACTCGGTGCCCGAATCGGGCACCGGTTCGGTCATCTTCAGCTGGTTCAGCCGCCAGCGGAAGACAGGGTTGTTCTGGACAGTGCCGGACGTGACCGTCTGGCGGTTGTCCCAGGCCTCCAGCACCATGGGCTTGATGCAGAGGTTATAGAGGGCCGCTCTCTCGGTGCCGGCTGTCGGCTGGCTTACGCCGGCATTCGCCATATAGCCCACAGCGCCCTGATAGCATTCCTCGAGGAAAATTGCATCGTCCTCAGAGAGCTCATCGATCTTGCAATAGTGCATCAGCGATCTCTTCAGGTCATCCGTCAGCGCCATAGGTCAGCCCTCAATTAGACGTCGTCACCGGCGTCACCGGCGTCTCCGGCGTCACCGGCGTCTCCGGCGTCTCCGGCGTCTCCGGCGTCACCGGCATCTCCGGCGTCGACATCAGCGGCCGCAGTGTCGATGTAGCCGTTGATAAAGGCATCCAAGTCGCGGATGGTGCAGTCGTCACGAATGGAGCCGCGCCACAGAGTCAGATCCTGCTCATAGGCGTTCAGCTCACCCACAACAGCCACGTCGCTCACCTTGATGGTGATCTGGCGACGATCCCAATAGGCAATGCCTTCCTTCAGATCGCCCAGGATCATGGGGATCTTGGTGCCGTCAGTGGGAATGGTGGTGTTGTCATAGGTCTTAATGGGCAGAACATGAGGGCCGACGCACAGCTGCAGCTGCTTGGGATCGGCGGGGTTGGGGGAAAGCAGATAGCGGCCGAACTCGTCCTTCAGCGTACCCAGCCAGGCCAGACCGTCATCATTGGTGATCAGCTTGGAGGTGCTGCGGAAGGCAGAGCCCAGCTTGATCCAGGCGGTGATGATGCCGTCCAGGTTAACCAGGTTGGTCTCGGCCTTTTTCTTGATCTCGGTGATGATCTCATTGTTGGCGGTGGCACGGGCCTCGCCGGCCATCCAGGTCTCGGCCTCGGTAACGATGTTCGCGTCGCTGTCCTCCATCAGCTCGTTGGTCACGGGCAGATAGCCGGAGCGCTTTTCGATTCTGTACGCCATGGTGGCATACTGGGGCGTGGCGGTCTTGGGGGTCTTGCCGGCCTCGGCCACCGTCTGGAAGCCGGTGTGCTGCTGACGGGTCTTATAGGTGCGGCGGCCGCTGGCGGTGGTCACAGGGATGACGGTGACCTCGTCCAGCAGGCTTTCCTCGGCGTCGCGCAGCTTGATGATGCTGGTGACGATGTCCTGGGGGACGGTGTAGCCGCCGTCGGCATCCACGATTTCCTGCATCATGTCACCGGCAGCCTTCTCGGTCTTGGGGAAGCCGGCGCGGGCGGCAGTGGCAAATGCCTTGACAGCCTTCTGATAGCCGGTTTCTTCGCCCTGGCCACCGGCGAAGACGCCGCGCATACCGCCGGGCTGGCCGGCGCTCTTCTCTTCCTCGGCGATCAGAGCCTCGGTGGCCAGGATCTGGGCGGTAAAGCCGTCGATCTCGGTCACCAGGTTCTTGTAGGCATCCTCCTGGGTCTTGCCCTCCAGCGCCAGCGCCTTGGCAGCGTCGATCTTCTGCTGCTTCTGATTCTTCAGGTCATACAGTTTCTGCTTCAGAGTCATGTTGGTTGCTCCTCTCTTACTTCAAAGATTTTTCTTCAAGCTCCAGCAGCGCCAGAGCCTTGATCACATCGGGATTTGCCTGGGGGTTGTTTGCGGGCTTGTTGTCCTCACCGCCATAGGCCTTGATAACGCCTGCACCGGGCTGGGCAGGTACCGCGCAAAAGCTCAGTTCATAGGCGTCGGTGGGCTCGTCCAGGTCGATGACGCAGGTCTTGCCGTCATAGTCCTTACCGGCCCGGTGCTCGCACCAGTTCTTGACCTTGTCCACGCCGCAGATGCCGCACCGGGCCACAGACACAGCACAGCCCACCGAGACTTCACGAAGGATTCCGCCTTCGATGGCGTCAATGGTGGGTTCGGTTTTCTCGTTACGCAGCATATAGGCACAAACCACCAGGCGGTTGACGCCGTCGGCCTGTTCCACTGCCGCGTCATAAATGCGGGCGGTCTGGTTCTTGGCGCTCCACTGGTGATCCATGATGATGGTCTTACCTACGAAAAGCTCAGCCATCTTGTTCAGCGCCGCCAGGGTGAATCGTTCATAGTCCCGGTCGACTTGATCGTCGCAGGCGGCCACCCGGAAGGTGAAGACCTCTTCAGCGGTCAACTCCCGCATGGCCTGGGCGTTGATCTTGGCCATGTCGGCTGCGGTCGCCTGTTTGATGACCGCGCCGTATTTTTTGATTTCGCTCATGTTTTCACACTCCTTCAGATGCCGGAGGGCTGTTGCGTTTCCGGCTCAGCTCGGCCCAATCGGCCAGGGGAACATAATTCAGGGATGCATACAGACCGTCACCGCCGGGTACCGGCCCCATGTCCTCTTTCTCGCGGATCTCGTTGACCGAGATGGCGCCGATCTCCCGCATACCCCGGTGCCAGGCCATTCGGCTTGCTGTATCGCCTCGAAGCTCGGCCATCATGTTGCGCTCCAGCCACAGGCCTTTTTCCTGCTCGGAAACGGTCAGCAGCTTCCGGCTGTCCTCTTCCTCATACTGGATAACAGTGGGCTGCAGCGTGTACTTCACATAGTCCAGGCTGTTCTGCTCATTACTGGAATAACTCTGCTTCCCGGTAAAGAGCAGATTCTGAGGCACGCCGGTGAACCGGGCGATGTCCTCCACCGTGACGGCCTTGCTCTGAACGAACTGGGCGTCGGCGTTGGACATACTGATGGGCGTATACTTCAGGCCGTTGTCCAGCACTGCCACACGGAAAGCATTTCCGGGGCCTGCGTGGATCCGGTCCCATTCCTTGCGGATGGTATCACGGTAATTGACGGCGGTACCGTCCGCCTGCCTCACCGAACGAAGGCTCAGATCAGCCTCGGTCTGAAGGACGCCGGCAGGGTGGCCACCGTTCTGGTAGACAGCATGCTCATACTGGTCGCGGCTTTCCTCCACACGCAGCACCCGGGCCGCCTGACTCAGCAGGCTTAGTCCGGTGATGCCGTCAAGGGACACGCCCTTGTAGTGCAGAATGTCCTCGGGGTGCAGCTTGAACAGCTGCCCGCTCTTGGGATCCTGGGCGATGTACCAAAGCTTTCCGGTACCGGGCTCAATGTAGGGGCTGCAGCTTCCCGGCGGCAGCGGCAGCTGCTCCAGCGGATGACCGTAGCCGTCCCGGTAGATCCAGACATAGGAATTGCCCAGGACCAGCCGTCGGGTCTCCACCAGCTTGCGGTAAACGAAAGGCGTCATGGCCTCGTTTGGGGCCACCTGAAGGACCGGGACCAGGTAGTGCTCCTTCTGTTCCTGACGGGTATTGGTGTCCTTGACCTTCACCGGCAGCTTGCCGATGGAATCCGACCGGATATCCACTGCCCGATAAAAAGCCGAGATCTTCAACGCCTCCCGGGCGCTTACAGGCGCATCGTGGGAAGTGCTGCGGCTCACGCCGAAAACATCCCGCCAGGTCAGCGCTTCGGGCACGGCTGTGCTTTTCGTAGCCCGCAGATTCTTAAACGAGATCATTTCCCATCACCGCCTTTGCCGCCCTGGTCGACCAGCCAGCAGGCCAGAAAACAAAACACGCCGGCGCCGATCAGGCCGGCTGCCAGCCCCAGCCAGAGGCCCAGCCCGGTGGAGATCAAAGCGCCGCTCAGCGTAAACAGCGTGTCCACCGCACCGGGCAGTTTCAGTTTCTTCATTTCATCACTCCTCACATAGAGAAGCCGCCGCTGGCGATCACATCCGCCAGGTCCGGCTTTTTGTTTCGATAGATCATCCACACCGCCACGGCGATGATCAGCGCCACAACCGGGTCGATGCGGCCGCGGCTGCGGTTCTTCATGGGCTTGGTGTTTTCGTTGCCATCCACCGCGATGCGCACGTTGCCAAAGGCCCAGCGGAAGCAGGTGTTGTGCACGTGCAGCATCTCATGCCGTAGCATTCCTTCCTTGATCTCCTTCATGGCCGGGCTCATGTTGCGCATATCCTGGGGCACCTCGATGGTCTCCACAATGGGCATGAGCCGCTGGGTGATGGTTCGGGAAAGGAAGGGGTCAAAGCCCACCGACTGCAGATCATAGAGATCCTTGGCCTCGGCGATGGTGCGCTCCACGTCGGCATAGTCGATGACGTCGCCCTCGCAGATGGTAAGGAAGCCCGCCCGCTCCCAGTCGCGGTATGGGGCGTGGTCCCGGCGCTCGGCGCCGATCACGTCCTGACCGGAACGCCAGATGTGGGCCAGCCAGACCGCCTTGTCCAATCCCGGCTGAGCAGGGAAGAAGAGGACGAAGGCCGTCAGGTCGGTGGTGCTGGAAAGGTCCACGCCGCCATAGCAGCGCTTGCCCAGCAGCTTGTCCAGCAGAGCAGCTCTCTCGGCCTTGGCCGAAGGGCCCCACTGGGTTTTGTCGTAAAGGGTCAGCGGCAGCCAGCCTACCGCCTTGACCGAGATCCACTGGTTGAGGCGCAGCCAGCGGAACAGCTTCTCGCCGGCCTCGCTCTTTTTGGCTTCCTTGGCTTCCAGCCGCAGCGTGCGGATGGAAAGGTGCTTTCCCAGGGACGGGTTGCAGGCGTACCACAGTTCCTCGTCCCAGATGTTCACCTGCTCCAGATCCTCCGGATCGTCGCCCACCATGGCGGTCAGACCATACAGCACCGGCAGCCAGTTGGGGAGATCCTTGTCCAGAAGCTCCTCGATTTTGCCTGGCAAATCATCGTCGGCCACCCGGCGCAGGCTCAGCACCTGCCTGGGGTCACCGCCCTCAGCAAGGATCTTCCGCAGCTTGCGGGCATCCCGGACGGCCACGGCCTTTTCATGGACCTCCCAGCCGATGCTCGCCCGGTCGGGGTCATCGCCGGCGGTGGTCAAAACGATCCACGCAGGCTGTTTCCGGCCGGATCCGGCGCCAAAGGTCATAATGTCCCAAAGGTCACGGTAGGGCTGAGCGTGCAGCTCGTCAAAAATCACGCAGCTGGGCTTCAGGCCGTGTTTGGTGTGAGCCTCGCTGGACAGCACCTTCATGGTGCCGATGGTGACCCACTCCCAGCCGCCGTTTTCTGCAAACTGCTGCCGCCGCAGCTCGATCAGCTTCCTTGATTCTGTGATATTCAGCTCGCCGGTGGCCACCATCTTGGAAAGCCAGGGCGTGGTACGGACCTTAAAGAGCGCCGCATTGAAAACGATGGTAGCTTCGTCCTTGTCTGCCGCGCAGACATAGACTTCTGCGTTCAGTTCTCCGTCACCCATCAGGTGATAAAGGCCCAGACCCGCTGCCAGCTCGCTTTTGCCGTTTTTCTTGGGGATCTCCAGATACAGGTACCAGTACTTCCGGAGGAGTTCTCCGTCCACGTCCTCCTTGGTGCTGTAAAACTCCATGATGGTGTCCCGCTGCCAGGGAATCAGCTGCATGGGCCTTCCGGTGTCGGTGGTGGGTAGCCTGCTGACAAAGTCACAGACGAACTCGCCTGACTCCCGGTCATACACTTCGGTCATGGTTTACGCTCCTGCGGCCGCCTGCCGTGCTCTAAACCGCGCCATGAATTCGTCCTCGGCCTGCCGCTGAGTGGGCGGGGCCTCGGGTGTATGCCGCAGCCCTTCGGGGATCACCAGACGGCACCGGCTGCTCACCGTCAGGCCCATATCCACGGCACAGGCCCGGGCCTGCTTGAAGTAGAGATCCTGCAGCCGGCTCCATGCGGTGACCTGCTCCAGATCGTCCTTGCGGAGCGCGGCCGCCACCTTCTTGGTGGCCACCGTCCACTGGTGGTGGGCGATGACGTAACGGCCCAGGGTGTCGGCGTCCAGAGCGGTGTAGAGGTTGACGTTTGCAAGCTGCTTAGCCAGTACCAGGAACTCCTTTCGGCGCACGGCGGGCAGCCACTGAGGCGCCGTGATAGTCTCCGGCGCGGGGATCCTGATTTCCTGATCCCGGCGTGCGTCCTCTTCGGCGCGGGTCATGTGCTTGCGGCCGTTGGCCTTGATAACGTCGGTGGATTGTCTCTGTCCTGCCATGCGTTCACTCCTCTCTGCTGCGCTCCTCTGCCGGATGTCCGGCAGCACCCTCCCCATGGCACTGCCGGCCCGGTGGTACACTACCATCGGGTGGAAAAGGAAGAAAGCCACCCGGCAGAAGAGCGCATATCATCATTTTCGGCCGGCCCGTCCCGGCGCTGCTCCCCGATTTTGCCCGTGGGGAAAATTTCTCCCGTGCTGGGAGGGCCGCGGTACGGAGGCGCTCCTCCGAAACTTTCAGACCCCGGGGGGAGGGTTGCGGAAGATGACCGCGCCGCGTCGCCCTCGCGTGCGACGGCCGCGCCTGTGCGCCCAAAGCTGACCCGGTCACCGCCGTTTCCGCGGTGCAAAAATCTGCTTGTTTTCTGCCAAAGTCTTGCGGCTGTGGCAGCTCTTGCAAAGGCTCTGGAGGTTCCTCCGATCGGTGAACAGCGCCATGTCGCCCCGATGGGGCACGATGTGGTCCACCTCGGTAGCTCTGACCCGCTCGCCCCGCCGCGCACATTCGCGGCAGAAGGGCTCGTTGATTAGCTGTGTCGGCCGGAGGTCGTCGATCCAGATGTCCAGGCTGTACAGCTTGTGCCACGCGGCGGCGTCGGCCGAACGCCGTTCCCGTGGCTTATGCTGTGGGCAATAGCCCTCCCTGGTGAGCTCCGTGCATCCTGGATGCCTGCACGGCCGCTGGGGCTTCATGGCCATGCCATCACCCCCGAAAACGAGAAAAAGCCTGTTCCACAGCGGGTGTGGAACAGGCTTTCAGGCACCGGGCTTGCCACCTCCGGGCAAACAAAAAGGCCTGCACCAACACGCGCTGCAAATTGCAGTTCATGTGGCACAGGCACTCTGGCACAGGCACTCGTCGATATTCACGATGGACTCTTTTCCGCAAAGCTTGCAGAAGATCACGATGTCGGTCCCGCGGGTCGTGGGCAGCACTTTTTGCGTTTTGCCCTTGCCGCAGCGGGGACAGACGATCCGTCCATCTTTCACGATTATTTTACCATGATTTGCCGTCGGTTGCAATATCAAAACCTCCATTTCATCAGGCTTTAACCAAAGAATATACACTGCCCCAAGTCAGAAAAAGATGCGCGCGTCATGCGCCCGGATTCACTTTTCTTTCCAGCGGAACGGCCCGCTGGGGCAGCAGGTATTTCAGATAGACATATTCGCCGTACTCGTTCTGTTTTGACGACCGTTCCAGCACTACGGCGTTGCTGGGCACGGTCAGCTCCTCATCGTCGCTGCAGTTCTCACTGACGGCCACCGGCCTTCGCAGACCCATGCAGGGTACCCACGTTCGTTCACCGACCCGTGAGCCTTCGCGTCGGGGCTCCTTGGTCAGGTACTGTGCCCAGCCGTCATAGCCCTTGTCGGCAATGGTGGCGAAGTCCACGTTGTCGCCATTCACCGCCCACAACTCCCGGATCTCTTCATAATCCACGCCGGTGGCGTTCAGCACAATGTGGTGATGCAGTCGGTGATCACCGTGGCGGCCCTCGGTGCAGTACACATACAACGTGGCGTCATCTCGCAGCCTTCGGCTTGCCCGCAGCTGCCGGATGAACCGCTTGAGCCGCGTTTCGGCCTGGGCCTTGGTAAAGGGCAGGCACTCGTCACGATAGGTCAGCGAGACCACAAGATCGGTCAGCTCAAAGTTTTCTGCCAGCAACACCTCCAGCTTCTGCCATGACAGGCGGAGATTCATGGCCCGTCTGGCCGCCGAGCTGCATTTCACCTTTTCTTTCCGCACACCCTCGGCATCTGACGGCAGCGCCGCCCGATAGATCATGCACCGCACCAGCCGTCCGGCCGTTTCGGTCTTCATACGCTTCATGGGCGGCCACCGCCTTTTCCTTTCAGCAGGGCCAGCTGAGCCTTGCAGTGACTGTGGCAGCCTTTTTGTTTTCGATTGCAAGTGTCGCACTCGTCAAAGATCAGTACTTTCGCTGTTGTGCCCGATTTGGGCACCGTTTTCTTTTCTTGCATATTCCTCCTTTCCGGGGAGTGCAGGGTTTAAGGCCGGGAGATCCCGGCCCCGCCCCGCTTGAGGTGATTTTGGATTGCCTTTCGGCATGGTGCCGCCGCCGGCTGCGAACCGATCATCTCGCCGTGAAGGGGGTTACACACGGCTCCCTGTCTGGGGGCGGCTTATCGCCGGTCTTTCCCGGCTGTCAGCTGAGGTGATAGATAAAGAGAGAAAAGAAATGAATGGGGCTTGCGCCTGGTACCGCAGGCGGATTTGAACCGCCCCGCCGGGTGACGTTGCCCGGCAGCCACCAGGTACGGCATATGCCCGGACACGCCGGGCAAGGGTCAGCGCTGCAACTTGTAGGCAATCTGCGCTTCTTCACGGGTGGAAAACAGGTTGCGTCCCCACTGGCGGAGTTTCCAGCGTTTGAGGATCTTCTCGCCGCGCCGGGTGATCTGGACGGTCTCCACCGTGTCCCGGTTGCCGCCGAACAAGTGATAGCTGTCCACGGTGACCTCATGGATCTGGCCGTCCGCCCGGGTGAGGACGTATATCGTCGCACCGATAGGCGCGGGGATGGTATATGCGTATGGCATAGGGGTTTCCTTTCTGCTCCACGGGTCTGCCGGACGGGGAAGGTCGTGCCGGACTTCCCCGACCGGCGATAAAGGAGGTCAATGCGGGCGTCTGAATTTCACCGCCCGGCAGGCCCGTGGAGCGTATGCATTATTCTAGTGTGCGTATCAGGGCTGCTGAAACCTCAGAAATAGATATCCGCATTACGTCAATGGCAGCGGCTATGAGTTTGGTGCAACAAGAGATTGTGACAGAGGCCTTCAGCATGGCTTCCGCGTATGAGGTCTCCTTCCTTGCCTGAGTAGCAATCGTGTTTGACTGATTCCGACTGAAGCCTTTGGCCATCAGCAGCTTGATAAATCGTTTTCTGGTCATTCTGAACTCCTTTCCCTCGGCCGCCACATTTCGCAGGGATCTGCGGCAGGGCATCCGCGGGAGACCTTGTTCACAAGGATGTACTGGCAGGTCCAGCTTCCGAGGAGGTACTTTCCGCAATAGCAATTCCGGCATCCTGCACCCACCGGGAGATCTTTTCCCGGCTGTCTTTTCGGATCGGCTTTCCGTCCAGCAGCTGCTGCAGGACGCTGGGCCTGACGCTGATGTGCGCCGGCCCGGCTGCCTCCTCCAGACTGAGGCCTTTTCTGTCCAGGGCCGCCAGCAGCCCTGTGGCTAAAGGGTCAGGCGTCTTTGCCTCGCCTTCTCCGCCAGGGACTTTTGCGGATGACGGTTTTACATCCCCAGCGGGCAAGGTAGGGGAGGCCGTGCTAAAGGCCGTGGCCGGGGTCTCCGGCGGCGGGGGCGCGCTGTGCTGTGCTGTGCTGTGCTGTGCTGTCCTCATCAGACGGATCGGAGTCAAAGGTCACCAGCAGCAGCCCCAGAAACAACTTCAGCTTCATTTTCTCCTCTGGCGGGAGAATGGCCTGCCGAAGATAGGCCGCGATCATTCGTTCCTGCAGAGTCATTCTGACACTTCCTTTCTGCCCCTCCAGATAGGGCAATAAATCTTCCGGCCCTGCTCACACAGCTTGGTTTCCACGTAAAGGTGCAGCTGCTTGCCGCAGCCCTTGCAGATCATCACGCTGTCAGCGCCGCCGGTGTTGATGTGGCCTTCATACAGAGGGCAGATGCCCTCTACGATCTGCCGTTTGGACGGAGGATGGAAGTAGGCCAGCGGGTACCCATCCACATTGATCTGCAGTTTGGCTGTCGCCACCTGCATAAAGCCCTCGGCATCCAGCAGCTCGGCGGCCTCGTCGAGCTCATCACATTCCAGATCCCAGGGAGAGCCGTTATACATGACCTTATTCCGCGGATAAGGCGGGACGACTTTTTCATTCATGGAGTTCACCCCACACGATACGGCAGTTGAAACGGTGAGCGATTTCCTCAATATCCTCCTCGGACAGCTGCTCGCCTGCATCCAATCTTCTGCGAATGACATCATAGGCAGCAAACGGCTCGCTGCATCCCCAATCATCGCACAGGCCTTCCAGGCCTTTCACGTAAAAGGATTTCACTCAGTATCCCCCTATTCCATGAAGCTACCGCCTGTTCCTGCGTTTTCACATATGGCGTGCGGGCAAGGCACGCCCAGCAACGCAGGAACCAACAGCCATGCGCCCACTCAAACTGAGGGTGCAGTGCACCGCAATTTTTACAAGGAGCAAATCTGCTCATCTGCGCACCTCCATCAGCTTAAACCACTTCCGGTCAGCCTTGGAAATCTGTATCTCAAGCTGCCCGACCTGAGCCCAAACCGCTGCCGGGATCGAACTGAGGGGCTTGCCGCTATACGGCGCAAGCATGGCGGCCAACTCTCGGCGCTTTTTGTTGGTTTCCTCCATCAATTTGAGGGCTTCATCCATCCGCTGGCGCTCCTTTTCATACTCCAGATCACTAAGCGCTCGTTTGAGGTAATGCTTTTCATTGCCAAGACAGCACATCTGCAGCAGCCGCTTAACAACCCAGATCAAATCAACCTTCGACAGTTCTTCCAATTTCATGCTCAATCCTCCGGCAGCAGGACCCAGCCTGCACAGGGCAGCGCCACGTCCAGCGAAGAGTCACGGCTGAAATAATACTTGCCATCACGGTAGCAGACTGTCTTGTGCAGGAGCTTTCCACCATCCGTCTGGAACCGGCCAAGGACGAACGCTCCCTCCGGCGGCTCATCGGTGCGCCATTTGGGCTTGCTTTCGGCTAAATCCACGCCGAAAAACATCTGCTCCGGCTTCTGGCAGGGCGTCCGGCCCAGCAGATAGTCCAGGCTTACATCCAGCGTGTTTGCCAGACAAATCAGATATTTGGCGTGGCTCAGGTAGCCGCCATAAGGATGCAGCGGCGTCTCGTTACTGACCCCAAGTTTCAGGCCCTCGCCCCGCTCGTATTTTTCAAAGTCACGGATATAAGTGGACGGATACTTCACGTCCCATTTTTCATACAGCTTTTCAAGGCTCACGCCGGCGTCCCTCCGGGCCTGTGCAAACCGGCTCCAGAGCAGATCCTGCAGTTCCCGGTCGGGCCGCTCCTTTTCCTCTTTGAGGGCCTTTTCCCGCGCCTGCTCTGCCTTGCGGTCAGCCTTCAGCTTCTTGATCTGTTCGGCCAGCTTGGGGCAGGCATATTTGCAGGAAACCAGCTTGTCGCACTTGGCGCAGCACTGCTTGTGGCAGCTGCCGTAATAATAAGGGCGGGCAACATCGGTCTGCCACTTGTTGTCCCGGTTGGAGCATTCGCCCCCTTCGGGGCACTTCAGCTTGCTCATCGCGCCCAGCCGATCCGCCATGCCCTTTGCCTCACCGGCAGAAAAACATTTCAGGCTGGCGCTGCCATAGATCTTTTTTCGATATTCACGATAAGCCTCGCACACCTTCCGCTGCACATCTTCCGGCAGCCGGGCCAGCGTCAAAGCGGTGCCCTCGGAAAAGTCATTCTTTTCCCACGCCTTTTTTGCCTCCGGGATCAGCTTCTCCCGGATGACCTTCAGGTTGGAAAGCTTGGTCTTGTTCACCTTGCAGATCTCGGCCACGTGGTCCCGCATCCGTCCGGGGAACTCCATGCCCTCATCTTCCTTCAGCTGATAGAGCAGCTGCTCCACCTTGGCCACCTGATTGGCCAGCTCTGCTGAGGTCATGCGCCGGGTGTCATTGTTTGCAAAAATCAGTTTCAGCTCCTGCAGCGCCTCCGATCCCGGCGCCGTTTCCCGGATGACTTCCACCTGCCGCCACTTGGGATCGTCCTTTGCCAAAAGCTCCAGCGCCGCCCGCCGCCGATGGCCCGAAACGATGACCACCCGGTTGGGATCGGCAGGGGAGGGCCGCACCAAAAGGGGCTGCTGCAGGCCGCACAGCTGAATGTTGGCGGCCAGCGCCTCCACGCCCGATAATTCATAGAAATTGCGCTCATCGCTGTCGATCAGACCGATGTCGATGGTCTCGATCTGCCGGGGCATTGTGCCCGAATCGGGCACCGCCTGCTTCAGATACGCGCCCAGGTCAAACTTTTCACCCATGGATGACACCTCCTAAAATCCGTTCCGCCAGGATCTTATAGGCCCGTCCCGGACCGCTCCGGGGAGAATAGGTGCTCAAAGCCTCCCGCTGCCATGTCATGCCGCTGACCTTTCCGCTGTGGGGGATCATGGGCAGCAGCACCGGGATCTTGGCGTCATGCAGAGACTGCAGCGCCTGATCGGTGTTGCCGTCCCGCAGCACCATGGTGGGCAAGATGCCCAGCAGCCGCAGCCGAGGGTTTACCGCCCGCATACTCCCGATCTGGGCCATCAGATTGGCCATGCCCGAAAGGGAAAAAGCGTCCAGAGTGGAAGGAATGATCACCTCGTCGGCCGCCAGCAGCGCCGCAGAGCAGCTTGCCGTAAAGCCCGGCGGGCAGTCGATCAGACAGATGTCATAGGGCTCCTCCTCGGTCTCCGCCAGCATCAGCAGAAACTCCCGCAGGGAATGGGGATAAACGCTGCCCTCGGTAATGGCCGTCAGATCCAGCTGCATCAGCCGGGAGCTTGCCGGCACCACGTCCAGCCTTTCCCGGGGATTACAGATGCAGCAGGTGTATCGGTCGTCAATGTCCTCCGGCCGGTGGGTCAGGATGGTGTAAAGGCTGCCGTCAATGTCACACGCGCCCAGAAACTCGGTGGTGTTGCATTGGCTGTCGGCGTCCACCACCAGCACCTTTTTGCCGGCTCTGGCAAACTGGTCGGCCAGATTGATCACGGTGGTGGTCTTTGCCACCCCGCCCTTCAGGTTAAGTACCGCAATTGTTCGCATAAACGAACCCTCCTAAAAAATCAATATTTGATGGTTGTCGTAAAAGTTACGCCGGAGCCCTTGTGCTTGCCCCGGACGGTGAAGCACCGGTGGGCCGGGTTGACGGCGATAATGATGCCCTCCACCTCGGTCTTGTAGGTCTTGCCGGCAAAGCGGATGGTCTTCTCATCATCGCACCCCGATGGGATAAAGGTGTATTTCATGCCCACTTTAGGTTCCATCCTTGGCCTCCTGTTTCACCGGCGAGCGCAGCCAGTCGCGGATGCAGGCCAGATGGAGATCCTCGTCACATTCGTCCTCCGGGCAGTCAGCACTGCACCAGTGGACCGAGAGGTCCTCAAAGCCATCCTTGTCCACCGTCAGCCGCCAATACTTCAGCAGCTCCACCGCCAGCTCCTCGTCGGTCATGGCCCGGATCTGATCGCCATGGGTGCGCGTGTTCGCCATTTGCTCCACGGCTTCCAGCATTTCCTCATCATAGAGCGGGCCGACCTCTCCGCCGATACAGGCGCTGGCCTCCCGCCGGAGCATCTCATTGGCATAGACGTCGTCACCAAAGCCGGGCCGCTTACGCTTTTCATACTGCGAGATTTCTACCCGAAGCGCCTCCGAAAACTCCAGAAACTGTTCCGGCGTGGTGTCAAAGGCTCGCTTCATGGCCAGGATGCACAGCCAGATTGCCCGCCGGGTGCGGACCTCGGCCTTGTCTTCCAGTGAATGATCCTTGACCGCGTCCCGAAAAATCTCCAGTTGCTTCTGCTTCCGGGTCAGGGCTTCGACCAGCGTCTCGCCGGGCAGCTTACCTTTCAGGCGGCGCTGCTGCCGCCGCTGTTTACGGTTCGCCATACTCAAGCCTCCTCAGAGAAGATCTTCTGGCAGGCGGCCTTTGCCGCCGGGCCTTCGATTTTGGTGCCCTCACCGACCGGCAGATCCCAAAACGGGTCGGTCTGAACAATGCCGGAAATCATCGCCCGATACAGCGATCGATCTTCTGAGCCGAGCCCGTCATAGATCGTCCGGATGACGATCATCACGTCCTTAGTCAACTGCTTCACGCTGCCGCAGGCGGCAGCCCTTGAGGTTCCGTTTTTGACCTGGATGTCTAACATTTTTCTCTTCCTTTCTCTTCAGACCGCATCTGCCGGAGGAAGCCCTCCAGCTCGGCGGCCGCCTTCTCATGATCCTCACGGATCTTCGAGTCGTGGCACAGCTTGGCCAGCGCCCGATGCTTCTTTACCTGCTCTTCCAGCAGGGCCAGCGTCCGATCTGTCATAGCACCTCCTAAAAAGCCCTGGGGGCCGACTTCCAGTCCTCCGGTGGCTGAGCTCCACGGTTTTCCGGCAGGGGGACAAGGTCGCTCCGCCCGCCGTGCCGGCGGTCAATGACCTGTAGCCGTTGGGTGGCGCCCGAAAAGGCCATCAGCAGATCCAGCCGTTCGCCGTCCTTGTTCTTGGCTACCCGGAGAATACGGTTGGAGCCGTTGTCATCCATGTTTTCGTGATACAGCAGGGCGATCACGTCGGCGTCCTGCTCGATCTGGCCCGACTCACGCAGGCTGGCCATGGTGGGCTGCACCAGCTTGCCGTCCTTCCGGGTCTCCGGCCGGGACAGCTGGGAAAGGGCCACCACCAGGCAGTTGCTCGTGCGGGAAAGCCCCTGAAGCGTTCGGGAGGCCTCGGAGGCCCGCTCATAGATAGACGCCTTGCGGTTAGTGCTTGTCACCAGCTGCAGATAGTCCACAAATACTACGTCATATTTTCTGGCAAGGGTGATGGCGCGAATATCGTGTCCTGTCATGCCGCTGGCCTGAATGATATCCACGTTCAGACGGTGAGCAACGCCGACCACCCGCTGTACCTGCGCTTGTTCGGCTTTGGTCAGATCCTGAAGGATGACCTTCTTGTTGTTGATGGCTGAACGATAGGAGATGACGCGGGTAGCCACGTCCCGGTCGTCGGTCTCAAAGGAGAAATAGCCCACCTTGTATTTGCCGCCCATCTGCTGGGCCATCTGCAGAGTCAGCAGGGTCTTACCCGAGGAAGGGTAACCACCCACGACGAACAACTTGCCACGCCGCAGCAGCACCTCGTCGTCAAAGATCCGCAGCCCTGTCCGGATGAACTCCGGCTTTTCCTTGCCGATGCTGTCGGCATAGGCCTGAACCGCGTCGCCCAGCCGGGTGATCTTCACACCCCGCCGGCAGGAGCTTAGCTCGTTGATCTTGCTGACGATGTCCGCAGCCTCATCCATGCTTTCCACTGTGCTCAGCCGTTCGGCTGCCGCCTTGATGCTGTCCAGCATAGAGCGGCTCTTGAGCTCGTTTATCAGCCAATGGAAGTCCTCCGGCGTCTTCGTCCGGGCCGCGCGGTCGGCATAAGCCGAGAACAGCTTGCCTTCGTCACCGTAAAAGGCAATCAGCGTGCCCTCGATGATGGGCAGGCCCTCATCGTGCAGACGCTTGGCTGCCAGCATCAGACCCTGCCACTCTGGATAGCGGAAGTCCCGCTCAGACAGCTCCGAGAGGATCTCGCCCGCCGCGTCCTGATCCTGGATGAGGGTAGCGATCACCATCTCTTCCAGAGCGGCCCGGCCAATATCTTTCGTCAGTTCCATAAATCGTCCTCTCAGTCATCGGCCCACTGTCTCCCGGTGCCCGATTTGGGCACCGGGCCTTGGGGCAGTGCCTTCTGCTCGTCTTCCCACCGGCGCTGGTTGAGCCAGGTGGAGGCGTGCGGGATTCCGATGCCACGCTTCCAGTCGGGAGATTCCAGAGCGCGGGTCAGGCCCACTGCCATTTCATCCAGCAGATCTTCATCCGCGTGCAGCTTGTCCCACGCCCGAATGGCACCCTGTTTGTTTTCCCCTCGCGGATACGCCTTCCAGAAGGCTGCGAACCGCTCCGGCTGCCAGTCAGGGGCCTTTTTGGGTCCGGAAGAACGCTTTCGCGCCCGCCCCCCATCTTGGGGGGCTTTAGGGGGAATTTCGTTAAGCAAATTTATATCTCGTTCTACGTGCAGATTTTCGCATGAGGGGTCGTGCGTATTTTCGCACGAGGGGTCATGCAGATTTTCGCATGAGGGGCCAGCACTTTTCCGCATGGAACCATCCACCCAGAGCCGACGCTCCACAACCTCATTTGTCTGCATATCGCGGACAACTTCCACTTCCACATAGCCCTTCTCGGCCAGTGCCGAGACCAGCTCCTGCACGGTGCGTTTGGATACAGCAAGCAGCGTTGCCAGGTGCTCATTGGTGGCCCAGCAGTACCCCTTGTAATCCGCCAATGCATCAATCTCGGCATAGAGCAGCTTGGCATTGGGCTTTAGATCCCGGTCATACCGGACCTTGGATGGTATGTACGCTGTGTAGGACGGTGTGCGCACATCGCCCATAAGATCACCTCTCTTTACTCTGCCAGCAGGCGCACCTCTACCGTCATAGCGGCCATCTGCTCCTGCAGTGCCTCCACCTGCTGGCCGGTGATAACCACGGCGAACAGCAGCATGGCGATGCAGAGCACCAGACTGGCGATGATTCCTCGCAAGATGCGTACCTGACTGATTCTGTCATAATGATTTTGCTTTGCCTTCATTTCAAAGCCCTCCTTGTCAATATTTCATTGTCACCGGGATCTAAGCCCGGCTGTCTTTCAACTCGTGATACCGCAGCTTGGCCTTGGTTGCGCGAAAGGGATCCCTCGGCCGTCTCAGCCGGTCATATTCCGCCCGGGCCGCCTGCAGCTCCTGATCGTTCATCTTCCAGCCCGAAAAGATTCGCTCCTTGATGCAGTCGGGATAAGGGCAGCGGAAACAATCGGGAAAAGGGCAGGGGAGACCCTCAATATTCGGCCGGCCCATAGTCAGTCGTCCATGCGGCTGCCTACATAGCAGTCACCCCGGCAGAACCGGATAAACCCCTCCTTGGGGATCTTCACCCGGTTCCCCATGACGATCACGGGAAAGCCCAGCGCGGCGGCGTTGGCTCTGGCCTGCAGCCGGATAGACTCTGCGTCCGACTCCAGATACTCAGCCACGTCGGCCGGCGTCAGCATGGTCTTCGCCAAAGCGGCGATCTGTTCCAGCGTGCTCATATCATCGACCTCCATACATCACGGCGAGCACGCCCCGACACACGTCCTGCAGCAGCGGGGCAATGCGCTCGAACTCAGCTCGTTCACAGTCATCGATCTGGCCGTCGCGGGTGATAGCTACCAGCTTGCGGTCGGCCTTGGCCTCCTCAAAGGCAAACATGGCGTCCAGCAGCTGCAGCGTAGCCTCGCACAGCCCGCAGGAGGAAATATCGGGGATCAGCTCCTGCATCATGGTCAGGCCCTCCCGCACGTGCTGCAGGGCCAGATACTGGGCGTTGTAAACGTCCACCATCCGCACCAGCACCTCATCACAGGGCCGGCGGATGCCGCACTCATAATCCTGCAGCGATCGCGGGGAGATGGCCAGCCGCTCGGCCGCCCGCTCCTGGGTCAACCCACTGGAGAGCCGTGCGGCGGCATAGATGTTCTTGGTCATCGGGGATCCTCCTTACGGCGTCGGGGCTTCATGGCCTTCTGTTCCTGAACTGCCTCCCAGCACACATAGGCGGCAAAGGCCGCAAATACAAGAAGCATAAGACCAAGACTGATCAGAAAAAACGAGATTGCGAATGTCACTTGCTTCCCTCCTCCGTAAAGTGGCCGCTGGTAGAGCACCGCCACAGGATGTAGCCCTCTTCATCGAGGAAGATCCCGTGGGCGTGGAACTGCCAGCCGGATCGGACGTTGCGCAAAACGGCGCCGTCCTCGGTCAGCCTGATGCATTGATAAGAGGCGCTGCGGGTATCGTAGAACTCGCCCACCTTCGGGGTGAATGGATTGTAGCGCATGGGATCCTCCTTATCATTCTCCAATGTCGAGCGTCTCGCTGGTGATCGTCATGCAACCGGGGCGGCCCAGAAAAGTCGCTCCTGAAAGTTTCCCGACAATCTCCCAGTGCAGGATCTCAAGCACCCGCCGAAGATCCTCTTTCGACAGGCCCTCCTTGCTGCACTCCTCCAGGAAGCGGTAGGCGAGGGCCTCGATCTTTGTGTACGGCATGGCAGCGCCTCCTTTTTTGTGGTTTGTTTAGGTTTGGTGTGACTTTACTTTTGGTAATTCGCTTGAGCATCGCCACGCAAATTGGTATAATAAACCAGAAAGATATGTGAGGTGATGATATGACAATTTCCGCCTATCGCTTCCTTCGGAAAATGAAGAAGGCGCAGCGCAAACCTGATGGCCAGATCTACATCGACTTTGACCGGCTCGAGATGAAAACCATCATTGAACAGGGCGAGCCCCGAACCGAGGTCTCCATTCATGCCTTCAAGCATTCGCTGTACAGCATTTTGGACTATTTGAAAAAGGAAGGGCTCGTTACCCAGCTCAGTCTGGAGGGCTTCCAGCTGACGCAGAGTGGATACCACTACTCGCAGACCTTACTTTCTGCTGCGGGGCGGTTTCTCCTGGCCTCTGTGTTGGTACCTATCATCGTGGCCGCTATTACAACGCTGATGACTATGTGGTTGACGGGCTCAAATAGCGCCCCAACACCATAACACCAGCATCGTCGTCAAAAAGCTGGCCAGGGCGCTGATCAGCATCCTGATCAGCAGCTGGTTGAGGTTCTCGTTCCGGTCTTTTGACTTTTTCATAGTGAGTCCTCCTTGCCGCCCTTTGGGCGGCTTTTGTTTTCCGGGCACCTGCCGGGCGGGTGTTATCATCAAATGTCCAAATCGAAAAAACAGAATATTGTGAGCCCGCCCGGCGGGCATCCGGCAAAAGGGTTTCAGGTTGTCCCCTCCCTGCGCCTGTGGTATGATGTGGGCGGAAGGAGGTGGACAACATGAAAAAAAGTGAAATTGAAAGAATTGTGGATGCGTCTTTCAATTCCGCGCTGAATGAGATACAGCCTTATGTTAATCGTGAACTATATCCCGCAGCGTTCGCCAACGAATACAGCTGGCTTCGGGTAAAGGCCGTCTTTGACCTTCAGAATAAAGCGATGTGTGCTGCCGTCAAAAACGCCCTGTCAGAGATCCTCGGGGCTGAGTGATCTCCTATGGTAAGCCGCCGGCTGAATGCTGGCGGTTTACTCCTGTTCCAGTAAATACTTAAGGATGTACGGGAGTATGGCCGTCTCCTGCGGCTGGACATCCTTGCCGCCGCGCAATACCCGGAGTGCAAAATCCTGCATCCCTTGTTTCAGATCCATTTTTTCTTCTTCCATATATTTGCCTCCTTGCCGCCAGTGGCGGCCTTTTTTATGCAAAAAGTCTGTGGGGTAGGGGCGCGATCCGGAAATCAGCTTGCGTGGTATTCGGCCTCCGGATGGGCTACAATAGACTCGGGAGAAAAGAGCTCGCTGATGGTGACGCCCAGAGCAGCAGCAAGGGCCGGCAGCTGGCGGGTGCGGGGGAGCGCGGTCTCAGACTCCCAGTTGCTGATCACGGTGGATAAAACACCCATATGTGCAGCTAACTGTTTCTGCTGCATACCGGCAGCTTCGCGCAGTTCTTTGATTCTAAGAACCATATGATCCCTCCGTATCAAGATAATTGATTTGCGTACTTGCAATATAAATCAATATTGTTGATTTGTCAAGGCAAATTATAAATTTTCTTTATACGGACTTTACAAAAACTAATAACTTCAATATTCTTGAATTACAAGAGGTGATTCAATGAACCGTATCAAGGAACTAAGACAGGCTGCCGGCATCAAGCAAACCACGCTTGCGGCTGTCATCAATGTGAGCCAAGCCGCACTTTCAGGTTATGAGACCGGCAGATTCGAGGCGTCTACGGAGACCTATCAGCTCATCGCCCAGTACTTCGGCGTGTCGCTGGATTATTTGTTGGGACATAGCGCAGTTCGCAGCGGAGCGCCGACAGCTTTCACTCGTATCCCTGTTCTCGGTGATGTTGCTGCCGGCCTGCCTATGATGGCAGAGGAGAACATCGTGGATTATGAGGAAATCGATCCCACCATGGCGGCTTCCGGTGAGCTCTTCGGCCTGCGGATCAAGGGCAGCTCCATGGAGCCCCGCATCAAAGAGGGCGACGTGGTCATCGTCCGCAAACAGGAGGACGTGGACACCGGCGACGTGGCCGTGGTGCTGGTGAACGGCGACAGCGCCACTGTGAAGCGCATAAAAAAAGAGACCAGCGGCATCACGCTGATCCCTAACAATCCGGCCTACGATCCGAAATATTATTCCAATGAAGACATCCAGCGACTGCCGGTAAAGATCATCGGCAAGGTCCTGGAACTAAGGGGGAAGTTCTGATGAGCAGAAGGAAAGTCGTGTATAAACGGCGCAATCTGAACACGGGCAGCACAACCTACACTACTCGCAATCCCATCACCGGTACTCGCACCACTGCGACCTTCACCAAAGAAGAACTGAAAGAAGCAAAGGCAGAGGCTCGCCGCAAACTGTGGTTTTCGCTGAAGATGATTTTCGGCATCCTATTTCTTGCAGGCGGCGGCAGCCTGTTGGGCGAAAGCCTCGCACAGGGAATCTTTGGCCTTGCGCTCGGCGCATTGTTGATCGTATGGGCCTACAAGAAAAAATAAGTGCCCGATTCGGGCACAAATATAAAAAGGCCGCATCGGGCTCCTACCCCCGACACGGCCGTGCAAACCCACTCCATCCGTCAAGACAGGGCGTAGTCTACCCTTTTATAGTAACAGACCTCGCCCGGAAAGGCAAGGAAAACATGGCATCCTGTTCCAAATGCAGGGCCGTTCTCCCGCCGGGAGCGGCCTTCTGTCCGGCCTGCGGAAAAAAGCAGGCCACCACCCCCAGAAAGAAAAAAAGCCGCTCCCACGCCAACGGCATGGGAACGGTGTTCAAAAGAGGAAAGAGCTGGTATTGCGAGCGGACGCTGGGCTGGCGTCTTCGGGAGGATGGCACCCGGCAGCGCATCATGGCCCGGAAGGGCGGCTTTAAGACCTCGGCCGATGCCTGGGCCTATCTTCCGCAGCTGACGGCCGCACCGGCCGTGCTGCCGCAGAGAATCACCTTTGCCGATCTCTACGACCGCTGGCTGAGCCGGCACAGCGATCTGGTGACCCACGATACCCTGAACTGCTATAAGGCCGCCTACAAGCATTTTGCGCCGCTGCACTATGTACCGTTCGCAGAGATCAAGACCGAGGCCCTGCAGCAGTGTATCGACGCCTGTCCTCTCAGCAAGAGCTCCCTGCAGAAGATGCGGGCGCTGGCGTCGCTGCTCTATGATTACGCCATGCAGAATGACCTGGTGGACCGCAACTATGCGTCCTTCCTCCGGACGAAAGGGGAGGAGGGAGATCCCCGGCAGCCCTTTACCCGGGAGCAGCTGCAGACCATGTTCCGAAAGAGGGGAGAGGTTGCCGGACTGGACTATGTGCTGTGCCTGTGCTACACCGGCCTGCGGCTCAACGAGTTTCTGTCCATCAAGGTCACCGATCTGCACAGCGAGATCCTGCCGGACGGCCGCACCGTCTGGTATGTGGTGGGCGGTTCCAAGACCGAAGCCGGCCGCAACCGCGTGGTGCCCATCGCGCCGACCATCCTGTCGCTGGTGCAGTCCTTTGCGATCCTGCACGAAGAGTATCTCTTTTCGCCCACCGGCCGCCGGATCACCGACAAGACGTTCCGCAATACCGTTTACTATCCCGCCCTGGAAAAGGCCGGCCTGCCGCGGCTGGTTCCACACTGCTGCCGGCATACTTTCTCCACGTTGCTCAAAGATGTGGAGGGCAACAAGCTGGACAAGATGCGCATCGTTGGCCACTCCGACGAAAAGACCTCCAATCACTACACCCACTCCCAGCTGGCCGAGCTGTCGAAGATCACCGATCAGCTGCGCTGA